ATAGCATACAAGTTTTTTATCTGCGATGAATTTTTCGACGATGGATATAATCTCTTGGACTTTAGGATCCTGTATAATCTTCTCGCCTTTTCGTTTTTCAACCAAATCAACCGCATTTCGCAGAATTTCTAATTCTTTTTCTTCGAAGCCGACATTATTATTGCGAGAATATGATTTGTCCTTTTTACCTCCTTCCATTATTTCTTTAGATGTCATTACTAAAAATAATATGATAAAACTACTTATCATATAATTAGATAATTTATGATGTGTGTTTGGATACCGAAATGTTGGTTACACGTTTCATTTTTGAAGCAATTTACAAGTTAAACTTAACGTCGCCAGCCGCTTCTGTGGGACGAGATTCCATAGATGACTTCGGGTTGGGAGGCGCGGGCGGAGCAATCGTAATCGGAACATAACGCAAATCCTCCGGTTTCAAAATAAACGCATATCCAACTGACGCAAACTTATCTTCATATGCTTTAAGTTTCTCATCGCGCGCCTCCTCCTGAAAACACATCGCCGCGATTTGACACCCCCACGTAAATGGAACGTTATGATTGTCGTTAATTGGACGACCGCCCTTATCTGGTATAACAAGGCACATATTTTTCTTATTTGCGTCTTTGAATGCTTGTGGATCGCCTACATTTTTGACTCCAAAGTACGTATATTTTGAAAGAAAAAGCGAATTTGAACTCATATTAACTAATTCAAATAGTTTTGTGTTTCGATATACCGGATTTGAACCATCCACCATCAGTATAATTTTCCCCTTAAAATCCAAAATATTCTCATTTCCTAAATCTTTAGATTGGTATTCGCGTCCGTACTTTGGACCTAATAAATTCCTTGCTACGGTTTTGCTTTGAGAGATTATCTTAGCCAAATTATCGTACATCGTAACATTTCGTGACATTATTCTCATATGAATGATAAACGGATCTCCTGGGTTTGGGCATTTTGAACTAGAGAATACATAGCTCCCCAATACTTCAAATGCGTCGCTTACAGGAATGTGATTGAATGTTTCCTTATAATTGAATGAATTCACGGAAGATGACGAAATAACTGGCTGGTTTTCCACCGAAAACACCTCGAAATCGATAAAACGGCAACCGCGTGCGATGACATACAAAAGCGCATCCATGCTAACATTCGAGTTCTTGAACTTATCTGGATTGAAAGCATTATACGCGGACTTGATATAATAATCGCGCAATTTGAATTTACTTTGACTATCTTCCGGTGTAATCGATGTGATATTTTTATCGATAAGCTCTTTTGTGTTTTCGTTCATATTTTCTAACCCTTCTTTTACTGCGTTGATTGGCTTATCTGTAGTTGGTGCGGCTACTGGGGGAGGCGGCGACGCCATATTGACGTCGAAAGAGTCAAGCGTCGTTGCGGCTTTTTTACGCTGATTCACCGTCATATCGTTTTCAAGTGTTTCTGTTGTAAAATTTTCGGTGGATAACAACGACGATGATAATAATGAAATGAATGGTTCTACCTTATTCTTTTTAAGTAATTCATTCACTTGAGTGATAATTTCGGGTGTTTTTTTCACTTCGGCCGCCGCTGCCGCTGTCGCTGCCTCCGCCGCCTCCGCCGCCGCAACCGATTCAGCCTTGAATCCCTCACGTAACGTATTCGCTTGATAACACCGTGTTTTAATCATCTCCGATATATTCCATATTGCAAATATGATAATAATAACACCTATAAATAAGAATTCTATTCGATTTTCTTTCATTCTATTGTATATAATATAGATTTTATACCCGTAATATAATAACCGTGTAGATTTTTATATAGAGTTATTTTAACATAACATATAAAGCCAACGAATAAAATACTAAATGACTGGTGGTTTATTGAATTTGGTCGCTACAGGTAATCAAAATGTTATTCTCAACGGTAACCCCAAAAAATCGTTTTTCAAAAGTACATATCTTAAATATACGAATTTCGGTCTTCAAAAGTTTAGAATTGATTTTGATGGTCAAAAGAAGTTGCGTATGACAGAAGAGTCGAAATTCACATTTTATGTGCCGAGATATGCGGAATTACTCATGGATACCTATGTTTGCGTGACACTCCCTTCTATATGGAGTCCGATTCATCCTCCTGCGACTGCGAATGATATGTGGGCGCCTTATGAGTTTCGGTGGATCGAGAATTTGGGTACACAGATGGTAAAGGAAATAGTGATATCGGTGGGTGGTATGACACTACAGCGTTTCACCGGTAATAATTTGATGGCGATTGTAGAACGTGATCTTGATAATACCAAGCGCGAATTATATAATGAAATGACTGGACATGTACCAGAATTATACAATCCGGGTTGTTCTGGTGCTAGGTTAAATCAATACCCAAACGCATATCGTACAAGCAATATCGCCGGTTCAGAGCCATCGATTCGTGGGAGGAAATTATACATCCCTATTAACGCATGGTTCACGCTTTCATCGAAAATGGCGTTTCCGCTTGTATGTCTTCAGTATAATCAACTACAAATTGACGTCACACTTCGACCGGTGAAGGAATTATTCACGATTCGCGATGTTGGAGACCCGAGTAATTATTGGCCGGTCGTCCAACCCGATTTCACAAACCCCCTTCACCAGATGTGGCGGTTCTTATATCCACCACCTAGTATCGATTTATCGTTGAATTCGTACCCTAGTATTCGAACTGACTGGAATGCGGATGTTCATTTGATGGCGACATACTGCTTTCTCTCAGATGAAGAATCGAAGGTCTTCGCAGCGAATCAACAGAAATACTTGATTAAGTCGTATTATGACTGGGTTTTTAACGATGTTACTGGGAATAAGAAAATCAAAATAGAGAATTCGATGGGAATGGTTGCTTCATGGACGATGTTTTTTCAAAGAAGTGATGTAAATATGCGAAATGAGTGGAGTAATTATACGAACTGGCCGTATAACTATCTCCCGTATGATATAATTCCCGCACCGATCGACGATGATTGGCGCCCAGCTGCGTTTAGTGAAGATATTCGCATGACGACCGACCTTTCTTTAAATTTGAACCCGGCTTTCGTGAATGACCGCTATTTCTTTGATAAAAATGGTCCGAAGAATGGAATTGGACCAGGTATTAACCCGCGCGATAAAAGACTAACCGGACTTCATATTAGCGGTGATTTCCAGTCAGAAAATGAGCGAGACATTTTACAGATGTTAGGGATTTCACTTAATGGCAAATACCGAGAGAATTTGTTGGATGCCGGAGTTTATAATTATATCGAGAAATACACACGCACTCGCGGAAGTGCTAAACCAGGTATATACTGTTATAATTTTTGTTTGAACGCTGATCCGTTTGAATTACAACCTAGTGGTGCGATCAATATGAGTAAGTTCAACCAGATAGAGCTGGAACTCACGACGATATATCCACCATTGGATACAGCCGCTGAAGTGAAAATAATTTGTAATGCAAATACGCGAGAGATTATCGGTATGAATAAACCCAACGTGAATATTTATCTTTATTCGTATGACCTTCACATACTAGAAGAGAGGTATAATGTACTGACATTTGTGTCTGGCAATTGTGGATTGATGTATGCGCGCTAAAGCGGGTGCGCCGGGATGCGACGCGAGATGAAATACATCGTTTCGTTTGCCTCCACTCTGTATTTCATCACTTGTCTATTCATTTCGTGTATTTAGTAGCATGGCGTTGCCATAGTATTTGCTCAGGCGCGGTGGAGCTACGTAGCGACGTGAGACGCGTCAAAATTATTATATCGTATATATAACCAGAATACATATACGATGGCGGATGACGATGAAGAAGTGAATGTCGATGATGGCGGCGGCGACGGCGAGGGCGAGGGCGAGGGCGAAGAAGAAAGTAGCGCTTTTAGCGAAGTCGGTGGTATGTTTAGTGATGACAAAGAAAAAGAAGGCGGCGATGACTCGGAAACCAAAAAACCCACAGCGAAAGCAAAACCTAAATCGATTTTTGATCTAGAGGCACTTAAAGAATTCGGACTTAGTGTATTAACACTATTTATTGAAACCCTAATTATTTCGGTGATATGTGTGAATATTCTATTCTTCTCTACACCAGAAAGTATACAAAATAATAATATCGAATTAAATAAATTGTTTCCAACCGACCGTGATAAATGGCCATATTGTTATACAAATGAATACACATCATGCGACGCAGATTGCGGTGATAAATTCGGTGGAATCGCCGACGACCCCAAAATAGAAACATCTAAAAAAATATTCCTGAAAGCCGCGATTCTTCTGGATACATACATATTCAAATGGTTCTGTCTTACCCAAGAAGATGTAGATATGGTGAAGGAAAGTGTAGATGAAGGCGTTACAAAGGTGAATCTTCTGAACTGGGATTTTATTAAGGCTCGTTTCAAGCAGTGGATTAACAACTCGTTCATTTTCTCGTTTTCGTCAGACCGAGCGATGATGTTATACGTATTCGAAAAAATATTGAAATTATCAAACGCAATTCCGGTAGAATTATATGATGTTGTGTCGCCTCTGCTTATTATTTTAATGCCGATTGTGTTTCTACTCTTTGCTGGGTTTATGTTGATGGGTGGGCCGTTTTTTACTACAGTCATCGGTATGATTTTGAATGAAACGGACAATCGTAAGGAATTTATAGGAGGATCATTATGGTCATTATTTACCGGGTTCGGTCTTGGAATATTACCGATGGTTTCTTATTTCGTCCAACTCTTACAGTTCATCGGTACATTCTTTATTTACCCGCTTCTCCACTGGGAACAATATCGCGAGCTATATTCACGCTACGTCCCGATTATATTTTTCTTCTTTAATTTGACGCTTATGTTTTATGCGTTCGAATATTTGGACATAAATGTGGCCGCGATTGTAATTCTGATGTTACTGGTGTTGTATCTAACGCATTATTGGGAAGGAATTATGGATTTTTTTAAAACGCTTAAAAACTGGGGCGCATAGAAAGAACATAAATAATATCGTATAAGAAGTATTATATTCATTTATACGATACGATAGAATATTTGTGATGGGTGGAAAAAATAAATCATCTGCGCAGACGCCGACAGTACATGTTAATGAGAAATCAACACCTGAATATTTAAAGAAATACCCGTTTGTAAGTGTTTGCACTCCCACATTCAATCGCCGCCCGTTTATTCATGCGATGATTGCCTGTTTTAATGCACAAGATTATCCGCAGGATCGCATGGAGTGGATTATAATTGATGATGGAACCGATCCGGTAGAAGACCTCGTTGCGTCACATCCCCGAGTTAAGTATTTCAAATATGATACGAAAATGACACTTGGGAGAAAACGCAATTTGCTTCATGAGAAGTCGCGCGGTGAAATATTGGTCTATATGGATGATGATGATTATTATCCACCGAAACGAGTGTCTCACGCGGTCGAAATGTTGATATCACACCCCGATGCGTTATGCGCAGGTTCTAGTGAGATTTATATTTATTTCAAACATATCAAACAAATGAAACGTTTTGGACCCTATGGACCGAATCATGCTACCGCCGGTACTTTCGCATTCAAGCGCAAGTTATTGAAACAACATAAGTATAATGATGACGCATGTTTGGCGGAGGAACGCGCATTCTTAAAGGATTATACGGTTCCTTTTGTTCAATTGGATCCGATGAAAGTGATTCTGGTATTTTCACATGAGCATAATACATTTGATAAGAGGAAGCTGCTTGTAAATGCGAATCCGGATGTCGTGAGAGATTCGCCGAAGAAGGTCATGGACTTTATCAAAGACAATAATCTTCGTCGGTTTTATATGTCAGAATTGGAGAAATTATTGGAGGATTATGCTCCAGGTAGACCTGAAATGAAGCCGGATGTTATCGCACAAACATTACAATTAGAGAAAGAACGTGCGAAGATGGCGGAAGATGCTGCGGCTGCCAGCGGTGGTGGAAACATTATACTACAACAAAATGGAAAACCTCCGGTAGCGTTGAATAATCAGCAGGTTGTACAAATTCTTCAGAATTTACAGGTAGATATTGAAGCTCGTAATAAAGAGATTGCGCAGTTGAAAAATGATTATGCTGTGTTATCGCAGAAATACGAGTTATTACTAAACGCTAATAAAGGAGGACTGTCAAGTGACGCGGCGGGCGGTGAAGTTCCTGTTCCTGATCCTGTTCCGGATCCTGTTTCTAGCGAACCTGAAATTATTTATGTGTAATGTAATGTAATGTAATGTTACAATATCATTTATTGGAAATTGATATTGTAAAGTAAAATGTTCAAATTTTTACGCCTTTACTATCTCAACCGAGTTAATCTTCAAGCATAAGAAACTGTTCTTGGATTCGTGAATAATGAATTCGCGAGTCTTATTGTAATCTTCGAATTTTTCTTTCAGGATGGTTTCAATTTCACCAACCGGCAGTTCGTCGTCTTTTGTTTTATATTTGGATTTTTCATGACCATGTTCGGAGTCGTCGTCGTTGTCGTCGCTGTCGCTGTCACGGTCACGGTCACGTCGGTTCTTTGACTTAGATTTATCTTTCGATTTCGACTTTGTTTTCGATGTCGATGACGAGACTTCTGTACGTTCCGGCTGAATATATTCCCACTCTCCAACCGCCTCGATTGTCTGATTATTTGTCACAAATACAATTGAATCAGAATTGAACACGAGAGCAGACCCAGGCGCGTGTTTATAAGCATCGAGTTCGATTTCGGTGATCAGATCAAATTCATCTAAAAATTGAGTTTTACGAAGATAACTTCGGATATAATTTACGATCTCTGGTGTAATTTTTACGGTGTATGTCTTGTTTTCGTTTTCGCTGTCGCTACCACTGTCACTACCGCTACCGCTACCACTGTCACTACCACTGTCGTTCTCGCTGTCACTTCCGCTTCCGCTTGCGCTACCACTGTCGCTTTCATGATTATTATTTTTATTTCGAGTATGCGTCTTCTTATGTGCCACCGCAGATGCGGTTGGCGGATTTACCGAAATACATTCAACCTCGGTATCTAGAACGAGTTTATATTTTGAATCAAACGAAATAGAAGCACCCATAATAATGAATTTTGTTCTAAATACTCGTAACATCTTTTCGGTATTATTCAAACGCGTAGCGTCGTTTCGCTTCGCTTCGCTATATTAGAATATATTCAAAATCATCGATTTCTGGCTCTATTTTCTCCATATATTTGTCTAAATATCTATAAATCCGATTTACATCCAATTTCGTGATTTCATACATTTCTAAAATCCGCGGAATTTCTTCTTCACTATATTGTTTTTTCAGCGTCATGAAAAATGTAAAAAGATCGCTCTGATCCATCGACAGTTGAATACATAAATTTTGTATAAATAACTGATTGTTATATTCTGTGCTATATTTGGTAAGGACCTTGGTAAATCGAACTTCTGTTGGATGAAATCGCGCCTTTTTCGGAAAAGATTTATGGTACAAGTAATGATTGTAAAATGTTTTGATGAGAGATGACAACTCGTTAAAAAGCCATATCTGATTCTGGAACGTAATTCTGTCAAAATAGTCGGCTTGACAGATGTTATCGAGCACGAGTTTATAAAAGGGCGCACTGACGTTGATAGGCATTTTGTCAATCACATCGATTATATTTTCATGCCATAACAAACCGATTGTGGTGCGGTCAGTCTCGTTAATAAGTACATTATGGTCAGATATCGGGTATTCTGTATTCATTAATTTTTCGGTGATTTTTTTGATATCTTCGTTATATGTTTTTGGTTGAAATATCGCATGAAGAATATTGTTAGCGAGTATCGTGTTTGATTTTTTATTCATCT